GTACAAAGGTACTATGGAACAAGCTATGATGGATTACATTGATTTGCGCCGCAGTGAAGGTAAACGTCCGTTTATTGACGGGCCTCACTTCGAGATGATGGAATAATAATATGGCACGTACTCTTACAGATAAACAGCAAGCATTTTTGAATGCACTTTTTGATGAAGCTAATGGGGATGTTCTATTGGCTAAGAAGATTGCTGGATACTCTGACTCTTATAGTACCACAGAAATTGTGAATGGCCTTAAGGAAGAGATCCTTGATGCTACTCACATGTTCATGGCACGTAATGCACCAAAGGCTGCTTTTGCTTTGGTTGGTGGTCTTACAGATCCTACTGAATTGGGCATTCGTGATAAGATGGCTGCTGCTAAAGAACTGTTGGATCGTACTGGTTTGGTTAAAACTGAGAAGATGCAAGTAGAAGCTAAGGGTGGTGTGATGCTCATGCCAGCTAAGAATGCTACTATTGAGGAAGACGATGATTAAATCTGCTGGTCAGTGGAAGTTACCACAATTTACTGACATCAAAGAAGACAACGAGTGGGTTCCTATTCCACGTATCTCTAGAACAATTCCTTTTGGCTATGTAGTTGATGAAAATGATGATGGTATTCTACTTCCAGTTCAGGTAGAATTGGATAGGCTTGAAGAAGCTAAGGAATACCTGAAAAGATACTCGTATCGTGAGGTAGCCAACTGGCTAACTAAACACACAGGTAGGTCTATCTCGCACGTAGGATTAAAGAAACGTCTAGACAATGAACGACAACGAAAAAACAAAGCTGGAAGCTTACGCAGATGGGCAGAGTATGCCGAAAAGGCGGTCGCCAAGGCGCACGAAATCGACCAAAGCCGCCTCGGTGCCAAAGAAAACTGTAACAACACCGAAGGTTCCACCACCTGAACCTATTAAACTACTAGAAACACACGAAAAAGCTACTGCAAACATTGAAGATACACACAATATTATCTTCAAACCTAATCCCGGCCCACAAACTGAGTTTCTTGCAGCAGGTGAACGTGAAGTTTTGTATGGTGGTAGTGCTGGTGGTGGCAAATCTTATGCTATGTTAGCTGATCCACTACGATTTATGGGCCACCCATCATTCAGTGGGCTGCTATTGCGGCATACTACAGAGGAATTACGGGAACTTATCTTCAAATCACAGGAGATGTACCCTAAAATCTGGCCCGGTATCAAGTGGTCAGAACGTAAAATGCAGTGGACTGCTCCATCTGGCGCAAGATTGTGGATGTCATACCTAGATAAAGAGGATGATGTGTTGCGTTATCAGGGTCTGGCGTTTAGCTGGATAGGATTTGACGAATTAACCCAATGGCCCACACCATTTGCATGGAATTACATGCGGTCTCGTCTACGGTCTACTGCAAATGATTTGCCTGTATACATGCGGGCTACTACAAACCCCGGTGGACGTGGGCATCATTGGGTTAAGAAGATGTTCATTGACCCTGCACCATCAGGTAAAGCATTTGATGCTACTGATATTGAAACAGGTGAAGCACTTAAGTACCCAGCAGGACATGCAAAGGCAGGTAAACCTCTTTTTAAACGTAGGTTTATACCAGCTCGACTAAGAGACAACCCATATCTGGCAGAACAAGGTGACTATGAAGCTATGCTTCTGTCATTGCCAGAGCAACAACGTAGACAATTACTTGATGGTGATTGGGACATCAAAGAAGGTGCTGCGTTTACAGAGTTTGATAGGAGAGTACATGTTATTGAGCCTTTTGATATACCTCGGAATTGGGTTAAGTTTCGTGCTTGTGACTATGGATACGGAAGTAAGTCAGGAGTTGTCTGGTTTGCGGTATCTCCATCTGAACAACTAATTATTTATCGGGAACTATACGTTTCTAAGGTTCTTGCTACAGATCTTGCTGACATGATTAACGATTTAGAAGCAGGTGATGGTAACATTAAGTATGGTGTACTAGATAGTTCTCTGTGGCACAAACGTGGAGACACTGGGCCTAGTCTAGCAGAGCAAATGATTCAACGAGGGTGTCGTTGGAGGCCATCAGATCGCAGTAAGGGATCTCGTGTTGCAGGTAAGAACGAAATACACAGACGTTTGCAAACAGATGAGTTTACAGAGGAACCTCGTATGGTGTTCTTCTCCAACTGCACTAACATAATTGCACAACTACCTGCTTTACCTATTGATAAGAGAAACCCAGAAGACATCGATACTACGTCAGAAGACCACTTGTATGATGCACTACGTTATGGGATAATGAGTAGACCTCGTTTTAGCATTTTTGATTATGATCCTAATGCAACAAGATCAATGGGTATGCGGGTAGCAGACTCCACATTTGGATACTAAAGGTTAAGTAAATGGCAGAAGATACAGACGGTTTTTTTGAAGACGATCCCATTGTTCTAGAGGACACTGACAATTCATCAGAGGATGATGCGGAAGTATCTAAGATCATTTCATATGTAATGGAACGGTATAATCGTGCTGACGATTTTCGTCGCCAAGATGTTGATCGTTGGTTACGTGCTTACCGTAACTACCGTGGAATCTATGGTACAGACGTACAGTTTACAGAAACTGAAAAGTCACGGGTCTTTATCAAAGTCACTAAGACCAAAACTCTTGCTGCCTATGGGCAGATTGTTGACGTACTGTTTGCTAACAATAAATTTCCACTTACTGTTGATCCTACTGAACTACCAGAGGGCGTGGTTGCTGATGTAAACTTTGATCCACAAGAACCAGAGCAGCTTCGTGGAAAGAGTAAGGCTGAAGAAAATCCATATGGTTATGCAGGTGATGGTAAAGCACTTCCTCCCGGTGCCACTGCTCGCACTCTTATGGAAAGCCTTGGCCCTCTTAAAGACAGCCTTGGTGAAATTAGCAACCTAAAAGCTGGCGTTGGTAAAACCCCTACATCTATTACCTTTAGTCCAGCAATGATTGCTGCTAAGAAAATGCAAAAGCAGATTCAAGACCAGCTTGAGGAATCAAATGCCAGCAAGCATTTGCGTAGCACTGCTTTTGAAATGGCTTTGTTTGGTACAGGTGTCATGAAGGGTCCATTTGCTGTGGACAAGGAATACCCTAACTGGTCAGAAGAAGGTGAGTATACCCCTATCATCCGAACTGTACCTCAAGTGTCTCATGTATCAGTATGGAACTTTTATCCAGACCCTGATGCTTCTAACATGGATCAAGCACAGTTTGCCATTGAACGTCATAAAATGTCACGTACTCAACTACGTGCACTTAAACGGCGTCCATACTTCCGTAGCAAAGTAATTGATGAAGTTATTGCTATGGGTGAAAACTACAATAAAGAATACTGGGAAGATGATCTTGCTGATTATGCTCCTAATCATGGGGTGGATCGTTTTGAAGTATTAGAATACTGGGGCATGGTAGACACCGATATCCTAGAAGAAAATGGTGTAGACATCCCTGCATCTTTGCAAGATGTTGATGAACTCCAAGCTAACGTGTGGATTTGTAACGGTAAACTTATTCGCATGGTACTAAACCCATTCAAGCCTGCTGTTATTCCTTACATGGCTGCACCTTATGAACTAAATCCCTACAGCTTTTTTGGTGTTGGCGTTGCTGAAAACATGGATGATACCCAAACTTTGATGAACGGTTTCATGCGTATGGCTGTAGACAATGCTGTGCTTAGTGGTAACTTGTTGATTGAGATCGATGAAACAAATCTAGTACCGGGTCAGGACTTGTCTGTGTATCCCGGTAAAGTATTCCGTCGTCAGGGTGGTGCTCCCGGTCAGGCTATCTTCGGTACTAAGTTCCCCAATCTATCAAATGAAAATTTGCAGTTGTTTGATAAAGCACGTGTACTTGCTGATGAAAGTACTGGCTTCCCTAGCTTTGCTCATGGGCAAACGGGTGTCAGTGGCGTTGGTCGTACTGCGTCTGGTATCTCTATGCTTATGGGTGCTGCTAGTGGCGGTATCAAGAATGTTATCAAGAACGTTGACGACTATCTGTTGCAACCTCTTGGTGAAGGACTGTTCCGTTTCAATATGCAGTTTAACTTTGACCCTGAAATTCGTGGTGATCTTGAAGTTAAGGCCCGTGGTACGGAAAGTCTTATGGCTACAGAAGTTCGTAGCCAACGTCTTATGCAGTTTCTTCAGACAGCACAGAATCCTACACTTGCACCGTTTGCTAAGTTCCAGTATATTATTAGAGAGATTGCAAAGTCTCTTGAACTTGACCCTGATAAGGTCACAAATAACATGGATGAAGCAGCAGTGCAAGCCGAGTTGTTAAAAGCTTTTCAACAACAGGCTCCTGAGGGACAGCCCGGTGCTGCTCCTGCTGGTGTTAATCCAATGGATCAGACAGGTGCAGGTGGCGGTACTATTGGTACTGGCCAAGTCCCTACACCGGGTGAACAAGGATTTACTGGAAATGCTCAGCCACAAGGAACACCTCAGCCGCCTCAAGGGGCTGGTCAGCAACCACCAGCAGTGGGATAACTTTATAGAATATCTTGATGCGGTGATTGAATCTCAACATCGCATCATGGAACAGTCTGATGACCCAGTAGCATTACATAGAGCACAAGGTGCAGTGTATCAACTACGTAGGTTTAAACTATTACGAGAAGAGGTACTATCAAATGGATAATCAAATGCGGGCTTTTGCAGACGGTGGCCTTAAACAAGAAGGTGGTATGGTGGACGAAGAGTCTGGGAACGATGTACCTCTTGGCAGTACACGTGCAGAAGTTCGTGATGATATCGATGCTAAGCTGAGTGAAGGCGAGTTTGTATTTCCCGCAGATGTAGTCCGTTACTTTGGTCTAGAAAAACTTATGAAACTTCGTGAGCAAGCAAAGAACGGTTTGCAAAAGATGAATGACATGGGTCAGATGGGCAATAGTGATGAAGCTACTTTGCCTGATGATACTCCATTTACGGAAGATGATCTTATCATGGAAGATGATGAAGATGATCAGATGGAAATGGCTTTTGCGGAAGGTGGTGCAGTAAAGAAAACCACCCCAAAGATAGACTTCAGATCCCTTATGGGCGATTCTTTTTTGACTTTTGTTGAATATCGCAATGCTGCTGGTGCAAAATTTAATATCCCATTCTTTGGTGGTAAGCCTGCTTTTGCTATTCCTGAAGGCTACACTCGATATGATGGC